GATCAGCAGGCCCGCCAACCGTCTTTTCCAAGTTGACATAGCTCGACAGCATGTCCGCCGGCGTCTTCCATCCCTTGTTCTCGATGTAGCCCTTCTGCTCGGCAGGGAACCACTCGGGGGCGGGCGCCGGTGCGGGCGACGGCGCGGGGGTGGGAGACGGGGCGGGCGCCGGTGCGGGATCAGTCATCGTTAACTCCATAAAGTTTCAAAAAATCTTTAGTATCGAGATCCAGATGCTTCGCGATTCGCAGGAACACCTCTCGGCGTCCCTCTTTGACCGCGTGCAATCTGGGGTCGGCGTCGAAGGTCGATTCGCTAGCCCGGCAGAAGCGCGCCAAGTCTTTCAACACCACCCTCGTAAACTGGTTATCCGGATTGAAAACGAGGCGGTACGCCCGCTGCCTGTTGATCAGGAAGTCGCGGACTGCAGATAGCAACTTCATCGGGCCGGGGCCCCCTTTTGCTGGGCCATGCCCGCCTTCATCACCGCGGCAAGACCGGGCGCAGCCTGAGTCGCCTGAGCGATTTCCATCTGCTTCTGACGGCCCTGGCGGATAATCGCCACGGCGTTCTCGTCATTCAGCCATCGCTCGGGCACCGCCTGAATGTCGGCGATGTCGCGCATCGCCACGTCCCAATTGATCAGGTCCAAGGGCGACGGATCCTGGGTGATGTTGACAGCGTTCAAAGCCATTTCGACGGTACGGGCCAGGCCCGCGGCTTCCTCGGCGCGCTGAGCTCTAGACAGCGGCGAATCATACTCAACCTTGTACTCCCCTTGAGCTTCCTTGAGTAGCGGAGGCATCGGGGGCAAGAGGCCCTGTCTGCTTAAAAGATCGATTTCACGCTCAATCGACGGGCCAAGATATTCGGACTGCTGCCGGCCAATCGTCGGCGCCAAAAGAATGCCCTTCTCCCTGGTGCGCTCAAGAACCTCAGTCGCCGTCATGGTTGGGGTGTCAACAAGGATTTGGAATAATGTCACCAAAAAGGCGTCATTGATAACCATCCGCTCGTCGTCCATCATCTCCTTGGTGATATCAAGACGACCAACCGGAAGCGTATGCACCAGCACCTTGCCGTCAGATGTCACGCCGCCCCAATTGGCCGCGCCCGGCCTCATGCTGGGCGTGTCCATCACGCCATCGTCGGGCAGCAACAATACGGGATCAGCAGTACGGTGACCCTGCTTGAGGAAGGTCTTCTTCTCCTCGTTCAAAGTCTTGATCGCCGGCAGCACGTCCATCGCGGGGCCGCGGCCATAGACTTCGCCCGGCTCCTGCTCGTAGCGGCCGGTCGGGTACGGGAACTTCGTATAGCCGCCCTCGCTGAGAATCGTCTTGTCGTCGTATAGGATGTAATAGCTGACGAACGGCATCCCCTTGTAGGTCATAATGCGGGCGTCATAATCGTCTCGCGGCTTGACGCAGTGGAGCACCATGAAGGTCTGCTCGCCGCGGTTGTTGTCGCAAGCCGCCTTCACCTTCTCGCCGGCCACCACATCGCCGAACATCTGCTTGATCTGACGCGCAGCCATCCCGTAGTAGCGATACGCCTTATCGATGATGCCCTGGTGGTTCTCGGAAAAATAGATTTCAGCCAAGTGGATGTTGCGATAGCGCAAGCCCGGCTCGGCTCGCAACTGGTCGATGAACATGACGCCGGTGCCGTAGGCGCCGAGGCTCTTATAGACGCGCTGATTCTGACTAGCGAAATTAGCGTTGGGTGCGTAGCGGTACTTAAAGATCAACCGGGTCGCCTCATCGAACCAGAGGCGAACCTGACGATCCTTCTTCAGCGCGGGATTGGACGGGACCAGCCGATGCCACTTCGCATTGCGCGGCGTCAACATCGAGTCCATGATGGCGCCGAAGCGGTTGAGAGCGTTAGCCGCCGTGCTGTCGAACAGGAATTGGGTGCGCTTCTCGCCCTGCGTCGGGTACTGTCCTTGGCTTTGGAAAAGGTTAGACTGCGACGGCCAGATACGCTCGGCGATCTCACGGCAATGACTTTCGAGATTGCCGCGGTTGCCCCGGAGCTGATCGAAGTCCTTGCAGATATCGACGGCGATCGGATTCGGTTCGGCCACTTATGAGCCCGCAAACAAAGTAAAAAGGCAGAAAGCCACAAGCGCCAAGGGGCTTATCAAGACCGCAACGATGACCGTCAGGCCATTGAGAGAATCCATCACGTCCCCAACAAAACTGTGCTAGCTGTCTGAGGCTCGGATAGAAGACCTTCCGGACTCGTCAGAATGGTGCTCGCTCGGCCACGGGCCCGGCGTTCCTGCTCCTGCCGGGCATTCATCTCTGCCGCGCTGTTATCGGCCGTAGGAACTGGCTCCGGGTCGGGAGCGCCACCGAACAGACTGCTCATTTAGGCAACACCCAGAACGGCGGAAGCCCGCTGGGATTCCCATGCGGCCCGCTGCTCCGGGGTCAATTGGGCCAGCTCGTCGTCATCGAGAGGAAGACCGCGGCTGGCACGCTCGAACATCGAAAGCTGCGTTTTCTTAGGCGACTTGCCACCGAAGAGGATGTTGGAGGCACCGCCTACACTGGACTGGCGAGATGGCGCTACGCCGGCGCCCTGCCTCTTGGGGCCACTGTAGCTACCGCCGCCGCCCTTGAGGCCACCCGGTCCTTGAGACGCGCCCGCAATGGATGAACCCGCGGCCCTGAATTGCGCCACCTGCGCCTCCGTAGTTATCGTGGCGCCGCCGACCAGGATGGCCAGAACGGCAACCAGTTGCGTTTTTGCCAACCTAGAGAATAGCATAGTCCACGTCATTTGCAACATTTGTATTTCTCCCGGCTGTCCTGCCTCGGCGAACCTTGTTCATCACCACGTCAGCCTCGCCGCCACCGAGGAGGAGGTACTGCAGACTGTCGTGGGGGTGGCTGTACGCATTCTTGTTCGGCTCCTCGTGAAACTGTTGCCCTAAAGCCACGCGAATAGCTTTGTAGTGATACCCGCCGCTGAAACCCTTTCGCAGCATGGCGCACTTCGGAGAAACAATAATCCCCGGCCGGCCATCGATCAACCGATTAAGGGCGCCGCGGACAGCTTCCAACCGCATTGTCAAATCGTTCGATGGCGCGGCCCTGCATCGCCAGCCAGTCACTTCCTTCATAATCTCGATGGCGGTACGCTCATCCGTTTGCGCCCGCTGATTGCCGGCCGGATCGCCCCACACAGCCGCGACATCGTGGCTTGGATAATTGGCCCGAACATAGCTAACCAGCAATTCGCCGAACCGTTTGACGCCCGTGTTATCCGTTACCAGCTCGTCCACAATCAGCCACCGGCCATCAGCAAGGCGCTGCCCAATCGTTGCTGCAGGCGTCAAACCGAAGTCCACGCCGATCGTCAATGCCAGGGTGGGGGCGGGATCGACAGGCGCCACATGGACGCTATCCCGAAACATTGGATAGACCGCTTTGCCTTCAACCACGTAGCCATATTCGCCGCGAACGTAAACTTTGATCCAGTCGTCGTCCTTGCCGGCGATCAAGTTCTGATAATAGCGGTCGGGCAGGTTGGCGAGGTTCTCAGCGTTCGGGCCGTTGCCGGCGGGCTGACGAAAGAACTGCCAATTGTCGGGCGTCTGCTCCTCGGCAAGCCGATACCACCACGACTGGTCATCCGGCGGATTGGTGTCGAGCAAGACACCATACCAGGTGGCGCCGCCCTGGATCTTCGGAGGGTAGCGCCCCACGCGGCCAGTCAATGTATCCACAAGCCCTTTCGGGATTTCCCGCGCCTCATTCACCCAGGCGCCGGTAAGCTCAAGCGACAAAAGCTTTCGCTGGTCCTCTTCCCGGTCAAGCGCCAGAAACAGCACCTCCATGTCCAGCTCGCCCACCTTGACCCGGTGGATGATCGGACTGTCGTAGGTCATCTTGCCGTACTCGGCCGGGCACCATTCCAACCAAGTGCGAATCGTCGTGCTTTTCAGTTCGGGGTAGCTATTCCGAATAACTGCCCACCGAGTACGACGAATGCCGTCCGGGCTCTTTTCCTGCATCCGCGAACGGCGGATGATCTCCATGACGCAGGCCGTCGATTTTCCACTGCCGATCGGTCCCATGATGCCGCGCACAAACTTGTCGCATTCGTGAAAAGACTTGGTGGTGGAGCCGCCAGGGGCGTAGTTACGCTGGATTTTCATTTGAAAATGTCGTCGTCCTTCCCGGAAGGCGTTATGTCGATCGGCTCTGCGGCAGAAGACTGGCCAATCCCGGTGATGTTGATCTCGAAAGAACCGACCTGCCGCTGATCGATACGCTCGATAAGCAGCCCCATCGCTTTCGCTTTGAGCTCGGTGAACCTGGCAAGCGCCGTTGCGTTGCCGGTTTCGCGGGAAAAGGCGGCACCGTCGTTAAGTTCGTCCATCAGACGCTCTAGATTATATTCGCTTTTTTTAGCCACGGCGTTCCGGGCCTTATTCACCATGTCCATAATGGCTGGAACTCTGTGGAGAAACCGGTGCGCTGTCGTATCTGCATTTTTTGGCGCGTAGCCGGCCGCCACCACCGCGCCCTTGGCGTCGTTCGTTCTGAGGTAATGCGTGACAAAAACCATCTGCTTCGGGGTGATCTCCCTCGGTTTTTGCTTATAGCCTTTTTTCGGCGGCATCAGAAAATCCTATGTTGTTGATTTTTATAATTTTTTAGCGGTTTGGCCCTATTAGGCTGTAAAATTTTTTGGACACAGCGTGTCTCGAATACCCCGCATAGCTGACCGGCGATTTGATTTCTGCCCCCACCCCCACCCCCCGCCGGGTCTTTTAGCGGCAAGTCGTTGAAAAGATTGAATTTAAGGCAAGGCATCCGTCAGGCCGGCTGTTTCCTTATCAGTGGGCTTGTGTGCTAAAGTACTAGCTTATTCAATGACATACATATCTCACTGACTTACGCTGGTAGCACACTGGTAGCGCCGGACACCCTGGGCATCTGCTCACACACTGGGCATACGCCCGCGCAAGGCGGTTACCTATGTAAACTGGGGTAGTTTCATGCCGTTGACAGTGCTCGCTAATTGGGAAAAACGCAACTATTTTTGTTTTTCTCCTCTTTTCTTGTTGACAACAGGATGGGATTATCCCAACTATGAGAGCACAAGATCAATAGACCAAATGAGGAGATACGCAATGAATACCCACATATCTGATCTTCTAAACGCGTTGAAGCAAGCCGAGGCCCGCTCACGTGTTAATGCCGCAACGCTTCGCAATTACGCTGCGGCCGG